CAATGACAGTATTGAAGCTAGATTACCCAAATGGATGAAATCAGTTGTTTCGAATGCTATTTTAAGTTCTGAAGAGATAGATGTATTGTCTCAACAAATTAAAAAAAATAAGGCAATTCCAATTTTAAAATATGCTCCAGAAGAGTTCTATAATTTTGTAAAAAATGTTTGGTGGTTTGTTCCAGTTGCAATTTGGAAGGAAGACGTTTTATCTTTAATTGTCGTAGATAAAAATGGGCTTAATTCAATATCGTCAGCGGATACTACCGACATAAGTTTAATATCCCCTTTTGATAGACTAACTGAATATAGCTTAGTCAAATATGAGCCTACTATTGAAAGATTAACTTTAATATTTGACAATGGGGCTTACCAAACTTTTGACTTTTTTGTAGATGAAGGTGAAAACGGATATTTATCAATAATAGCTGCAATATTAGACGTTAGGATGACTACAATAAATAAAAGTAAAGAAAGTTATGGCTGGAAAGAAGGTGCTGGACACCTTTGGGCGGCTGACCGTAAACAAACCACCATTTTGGAGTTTGATAAGCCAAGCCGCAACGGGGAACACCCAACCATGAAGCCTGTTGGCCTGTTTGAATACCAAATGCTAAACAACACTAAAGGCGGCGACATTGTATTGGATTCCTTTGGTGGAAGCGGAACAACAATGCTGGCCGCTGAAAAGCATGGACGCTACGCCCGTCTAATGGAGTTAGACCCTAAATATTGCGATGTGATCGTAAAGCGCTGGGAAGACTTCACAGGCAAAAAAGCCGTATTATTGGAAAACCAGCCCGAATTAGCAAACTAATGTAACACTTCCCCTCTATAAAATGTCTGACGCGCACGAACCAACGCCCGAAACCCAAAGACTGGTTGAATCCAGCAGCGGGTTAGGCTTGCCGCATGAATCCATTGCCGTGCTGGTCGGCATAGATGACAAGACCCTCCGCAAGTATTACAGGCACGAATTGGACATGGGAAAGGCGAAAGCTAACGGGCAGATTGCCAAGACGCTGTTTCAAAAGGCCACATCTGGGGACACGACCAGCCTGATTTGGTGGACAAAAACGCAAATGAAATGGTCTGAAACCGTCAAGGCCGAGGTCACAGGCGCAGATGGTGAGCCATTACAGGGCATCCAGGTAACCTTTGTGAAGCCAAATGAGTGAAGTCCAAGACGCTATTGCAAGGGCAGAATTCCCTGTAAAGCTGGAAGGACTGTTTAGAAAAAGCCGCTACAAGGTAGCTTACGGCGGTAGGGGCGGCGCTAAATCTTGGGGCATCGCCAGGGCGCTGTTAATCTTGGGGGCCAAAAGCCCATTGCGTATTTTGTGCGCCCGTGAGTTTATGACCTCCATGCGGGATTCGGTGCATAAGCTGTTGTGCGACCAGATTGAAAGCCTTGGGTTGCTGGGCTTTTACGACATAACCCAGGCCAGCATTCGGGGCAAGAACGGCACAGAATTTAGCTTTATTGGTCTTAAAAACAATATTGCCAACGTAAAAAGCTATGAAGGTGTTTCAATCTGCTGGGTAGAGGAAGCGCAAACGGTCAGCCGCCTGTCTTGGAATGTGCTGATTCCTACCATTCGTGCCGAGGGTAGCGAGATATGGATTTCATTCAATCCTGAGTTGGAAACAGACGAGACCTACCAGCGGTTTGTGGCAAACCCTCCAGAGGATTGCATCACTATGCGGGTTAACTGGAGTGACAACCCGTGGTTTCCCGAAACCCTACGCCTAGAAAAAGACTCACTCAAGGCACGGGACGAGGAGGCTTACAACCAAGTCTGGGAAGGACTATGCCGCCAAACTGTGGATGGGGCAATCTTTGCGAAGGAAATGCAACAGGCCGAGAAGGATGGGCGCATCACTAAAGTGCCCTATGACGCCACGAAGCCCGTCCATGCGGTGTTTGATCTGGGTTGGTCAGATAGCACCGCCATCTGGTTCTTACAGTTTGTGGGCATGGAAACAAGGCTAATCCGATACATTGAGGATGCCCAGAAAACCATCAGCTATTACTTGGCGACCATGCAGACATATGGTTATGTCTACGATACCGTTTGGTTACCCCATGACGCTGAGAATAAGACCTTGGCAGCGGCGGGGCGGTCAATTGATGACATTGTGAGGGCGGCAGGGTATAAGACCAACATCCTGCCTAGAGTGCCGATTCTGGACTCTATCAACGCCGCCAGGACAATATTCCCGAACTGTTACTTTGACCGCGAACATACCGCTGATGGCCTAGCTTGCCTGAGACATTACAGGTATGAGGTTGACCCAGACACGGGGCAATTTAGCCGCAACCCATTGCACGACCATTATTCCCACGGGGCAGATGCGTTTCGATACATTGGGCTTATGATCAAAGAACCCACCAAACGCAAGAAGCAAATGATTGCCACAGCGGGAAGTTGGATGGGCTAGACCGCCCTTAAATTCGATAGGATAATCGCCCAAAGGGGTTCATATGGCTTACCAAGATTCAGACGGCGTAAACGCCAAGATTAACGAAGCGATCAAGTTCTGGCGCTTGGTCAATGATTCGGACTCTACAAACCGAGCCGAGGCGCTAAACGACATTAAGTTTGCCGCTGGCGATCAATGGCCCGTTGAGATTCAGAATAGCCGCAATCTGGAAAGCCGCCCTTGTCTAACCATCAACAAGATTGATGCCTATATCCGACAGGTGACCAACCAGCAACGCCAGCAACGCCCACGCATCAAGGTTCACCCCGTCAACAATCTTGCCGACTACAAGATTGCCCAGGTCATTGAGGGCATCACCCGTCACATCGAGGTCAATTCCAGCGCCGACACAGCTTACGACACCGCATTTGATTACGCTGTCAGGATGGGCTGGGGCTACTGGCGCATCAATTACAAGTATGTGCGGGAAGATTCATTCGATCAAGAAATCTACATTGATGCCGTTGAAAACCCATTTACCGTTTACTTTGACCCCAATAGCGTAAGGCCAGATGGTTCGGATGCCGAGCGATGCCTGATCACCACTGTGCTGGACAAAAAGATATTTCGGGAAATGTACCCAGGTGCAAACGATGGGGCTAACTTTCAGCAACGCAGCACAGGGGATGACACCTCTGCCTGGGTGACCAAAGAGGACATTCGCATTGCTGAGTATTTTTACATTGAGCGTGAACGTGCCAAGCTGTATTTGTTGAGTGACGGCACAACGTCTTTTGGGGACAGCGCCAACTTCTTCCAACGGGTTGAGGCCGCAGGGTTGACTGTGGTTGATGAACGGGACTCATTCCGCAAGGCCGTTAAATGGGTCAAGATGACCGCAATGGAAGTGCTAGAGGAAAAGACCTGGGCGGGGAAATATATCCCCGTTGTGCCTTGCTATGGCGCACAGGTAATTGTGGATGACAAGCGCAAGAAATACGGTTTAGTTCGGTTTGCCAAAGACCCCCAGCGCATGTACAACTTCTGGCGCACCAGCATGACCGAATCGGTTGCGCTTGCACCCAAGGCCAAATGGTTGCTTGCAGAGGGCCAAGACGAGGGCCATGAAAACGAATGGGCAATGGCTAACATTAAGTCAATGCCTGTGCTGAGATATAAGCAAAAAGACATTGAAGGTGTACCAGCGCCAGCACCTGTGAGACTGCAACCCGAGCCGCCACCCGCAGGGATTATGGAAGCGGCAGGGGCAATTTCTGCTGATTTGCAAATGGTGCTGGGCATCATGGACCCAAGCCAATTGCCAAGCGGGAATATCTCAGGCAAGGCATTGCAAGGCCAGCAAAATCAGGTTGATCTGTCTAACTTCCACTTTTACGACAATTTGACCCGTTCCATTGCTCAAACTGGGCGCATTATTCTTGACCTAATTCCCAAAATTTACGACACCCAGCGGGTGATGCGGATTATTGGTTCGGATGGTCAGCCCGACATGACCACGATCAACGAGCAAAACGAGATTGGCGAGGTTTTGAACGATGTGACCGTGGGCGAATACGATGTGGTGATGGACACAGGCCCAGGATTCCAGACCAAACGCCAGCAAGCGGTTGAATCCATGATGCCTTTGCTGACGGGCAATCAGGAATTGTTTAATATTGCGGGGGATTTGGTATTCAGAAACATGGATTTCCCTGGCGCTGATGTAATTGCTGACCGCCTTGCCGCCATGAACCCGATGGCAAACATTGATGAAAAATCCGACATACCGCCCGAGGCCCAAATGCGTTTGGCGCAATCTGAGCAAATGATTCAACAGTTGCAACAGCAATTGCAAGCGGCTGGATTGGAAATCAACAACAGGGCGCAAGTGGCCCAGATCAAAGAAGATGGCGCAACCAAGCGCAAGCTGATGGATGTGACCGCACGGGCGCACAACACCGAAACAATGGCAGAGGTTCGGGTTAATGACCAAAACACCCGCAGCATTACCAGCCAAAACAAGACCGAAATTGATGCCCTGGTCAAAATCCTGCTGGCAAGAATGTCACCTGACCAATTGATGGGCGAGATTGAGCGATTGAATGCCGAGCAGTTCCAATATGCCAATATTGCCGCCCAGGATATTAGCCACCAACCCAATCCCTTTATTCAACAAATGCCGCAGTAATTGACATTGACATGATTTCGGGTAATATCGCCCAAACCTTACCAGTTGGGTCAACTGGGTAAATCCTTGGAGTAATCCATGTCTGAAGTGCAAGAAGCACCAAAAGTTGCCGCTAACGTGGTGACAAGTGAGAATTTAGCTGAGTTCAACGCCAAGAAGATGGGTTTAGCTGATAGAGCGCCTGTCGAGGCTGCGGTTGAGACACCTCCCGCAGAGCCGACAGAAACGCAAAGCCAGAGTGAACCGCTTGGAGAAGATGAAGCGACAGCGACAGAGG